CCCCTTTTAGGGCCACCCTGAATATCAGTATGCAAAGAGTAAGACAGTTATCGGATCCGTTACCGGGACACCTGCAAACGCTTGAGGATATTGCTTTTCGTACTCAGTACGATAACAATGCTCACGTTTACAGTGTCGTTGGTATTAACGAAGGTCATAGAGCGATTGCTCAGCCGGAGGTGCTTGCATCATATATGCGAGACACCATCGACTCGAAGCTTGCCAGGTATGTTACATCTAAGAAGCAACGTAAGTTGCCTCGTGATGCTAAAATACCTAGGCGCTGGAATCCCTGTGAGCATGAAAGTTATCGTGGATATTATCAATATATCCCGATTAACGGTCTGCTCCATGGACCCACGGTCGATGCGTGCAGCAAGAATATCAGTGTTCCCATAGATGGGAGCCCTGGTAGTTCTGTGTACGTACGAACGTGCTATGAGATCTGTAACCTCGCTAAGGACAATCTTGTCCGCAACGAGATTAGACCCGCGAACATCGAGACCGTTAACGGTCTCTTTGCTCATTCTGCCTTACCAAAGAAGATAAAGATCGATAGAGATCCGTTTGATACGGACTTTTCGGTCTGGTTTCTTCTAGTCGACATGGTTGATCTGGCTCTTGGCGTTAAATCTATCGCCAAGAGCCTAGCCGGGGTGCCTCGGTCTATCTATAAAGGTAGTTCCGAGACTGCTCGCGATATCGCGAACAAGCACCTTGGTTTCCGTTTCGGGGTTGTACCCACGATTCGGGACATCCAGGAGTTTATCGTTCAGTTAAAACACTGGCACGATAAATACGACAATGCAAGGGCGATACTATCGGCGAGACATAGACGACATCAGCCAAAAACTGATTTGTCTATGATCTTCCCTTCTTGGAAGGAGCGAGTTTATTTTAACTGGCCCCGAACAGGAAGTATTCCGATCGTCGTTTCGTGTTTAATTCGAAGCGACACTGTAGCGACCTGGCATGGAAATACATTGTATGGTTTCCAATGCCCTGAATTCTCGGGATGGCTTGCTCGCGTGTATCAGTTTATTGATTCGTGGGGAATCCTCGATCCGTCTGCTGTTTGGGATGTTATTCCCTTCAGTTTCGTGCTCGATTGGTTCTTTACGACATCTAGCTGGTTACATCGCTTCAAGCCTAAGTTATTCCCGGCCGCTGCTGTGATTTACGACTATGCTGAAAGCATAAGCGTAAAAACGCAGATCAGCTATACGTTGACGGCCCAGTCATTACCTGGGAACATTTTTAATGTTCCTGGTGTGGCTTGGCAGCCTTCCATTAACGCGCAGTCTTATACTGCGTTTATTGGATCGGAGACGTATTCAACATACTGTCGACATCGGTTTAAACCCGATGTTGGTAGTATATCATTGGTGTCTGGGTTAAAGTTCAAGAACCGCCGAAAGGCGGCTGTTGACCTGAATCGAGCTGCTGTTGCTGCTTCTTTAGTAGCTCAGCGGCTCCCCAGATAGTAACAGGTGCAGTAATGCACCTCATTCCACAACTAACAGAAAGAGATCAGAATGTTATCTGACCCATTCATGTTAAGAGCTCCCTCGTTGGCGGCGCATTCTGCGCTGACAACGGCTGATTCGATTTCGCTTGCGCGAACATCGGAGCAGGGAGGCGTCGCGGTCTACGGTCCGACTCAAACGTCGGGCGTTGGTGATAAACTCACCATGCGTATTTCTCATAGCGAAAGCAATGAGAATAAACCGTTGAAGACGCGACGTGTTCTTGTCCGGTTGGACGTTACAGGTGTAACGGACGCTGGACAAGAAGGTGTAGCATTCGCTTATGCGGTCGTTGGCATGCCCGAAAGGACATTGTACAAGAACGCAGTAAGCGCTGCCAGCGGCGACGATCCTGTTACGGATACGTGGTTGCTGGAGATGCTCATCGCGGCCTTGGCTGTTAACAACAGCTCGGCCGTTCTTGATGAGACTCGGATTACCCGTTTGCTAAACGGGGAGTCCTAGGCGTAGGCTACACTGATGTGTTGTGGGAAGGTTGTGCATTCTGGCTAGGATATCTACCTTATGGTTGATAAGAATAGCCTAGATACATATGTATCTCTGACTGTGCAACTGTACCATGACATAGCTCAATGCTATCCTGATACTCATGAGACTGCTCGCGATATGCAAACCTTGCACTATCGCGTTCAGAAAGAAGGTGTTTCGTTTTTGACGAAGACACTTCCTAAACTAGGCAAGGCGCTTGACAGCGCTCTGCATAGTGATTCTCCTCTACTGGTGCGTGGCTTCAGGCTGAAGCCGGGCACCGCAATACCCCGATTTCTCGGGTGGTTGCTAGAGCGAATCTTCTCTGAGGACGGATATGTCCGGGGTGACCCGGACATTACCGCATTGAAGCATCTGCGACAGTTCTTGTACTTTACGTACAAGTTAAAACTACCATATGATTCGGAAACCGAAAGTTCGGTTATCGAGTCGTTCGTCTCAACGCAGACGGAGCTTGAAGCTTTATGCTTCGACTCTAGTCTACGACCAGTTATCAATGCTGCGAGAACTTTTGTTACTCGCCTCTTTGATGGGTACGATGTTAGGGATATTATTCCCCGACATGGTCCCGGAGCTGTTGCAACGGGTGAGGAGGTTGGAGAGAAATCTAATTTCTCCCGACTCTACAAACACACCGAACGAACGTATCCCTTTACGGAATACTTCGTCCTTGGAATTAACCAAGTAGCAGATCAGTTCGACTGGTTACAGTCCTTGGAGGTCCTTGAGCATGGCACGGCGAAAGTCGTGCTTGTGCCTAAGGATTCAAGGGGACCGAGACTCATATCAAAGGAGCCATTGGAATTACAATGGATTCAACAGGGGATCCAGAAGAGTTTGTACTCTTGGATCGAAAATCATCCGTTAACTCGTGGTTTTGTAAATTTTACAGACCAATCGATTAATCGGAGACTTGCCCTTAGAAGTTCACGAGATCAAAAGTTCGTGACCCTCGATATGAAGGACGCGAGTGATCGAGTGACCCTGAGACTAGTTGAAGAACTATTCTCGGGGACTGGGCTTCTGGAGGCCTTATTAGCTTCCAGAAGTTCTTTCACTCAATTACCCGATGGTAGAGAAGTGCGTTTAAGTACCTTCGCTCCAATGGGATCAGCAGTTTGCTTTCCCATTGAGGCGTTGTGCTTTTATGCACTTGCAGTCGCAGTGCTGTATATACATGGACGCGGGGATATAAGAAATAAACCCCTTGTCTATGTATATGGTGATGATATCATAACTCGACGCGAAGACTTTGCGTTGTTGTTACAATACTTCCCGAAGTTTGGACTTCGGTTCAACTCGGACAAGTGTTGTGTGTCAGGATTCTTTCGAGAATCTTGCGGGTGCGATGCCTATAAAGGCATCGACGTCACACCTATCCGTTTACGGAACACATGGTCTCATCAGAGGAACAGAGACGCCCTGCAGCTCGTGTCCTACGTTGAGTTGTCAAACTCATTGTGGGAAAAGGGCTACTGGATGACTGCCGACCTGATAATGAGGATGGTTGAGGACCGTTATGGCCCTCTCCCATACCTACGAGAGAAGAGAAGCTATATCGACCTTGCCGGTCGAATTAAATGCGACTCTCCTTCATTGATAGGTTGGTACCGTGATCACGTGCACCAATCAGTTAACTCACGATTACGGGGACGACGATTTAATCGTCACCTCCATCGTATCGAGTATAATAACTGGATCGTCAGGCCTGTGTACAATAAGTACAAGGTTGACGGTTGGCGAGAATGCCTCCGCTCTATGAACCAAAAAGTTCAGAGAGAAAACGTAGAATTATTCTACGGCGAAGGCAAAGGTGCCAAGCTTGGCGTCTACGCGCTGCCCCATCGCGTTTGTTTACGAAGGGGTTGGGCACCGGTCTAATCAGCCGGTGTGAGACTATGGCGTGTCTTAAACAACACTCATAGCCCGCTACAGAACTGTAGTTCAAACAGTCCGATTACAACCACTAGAAAGGACATTATATATGTTTCAATCCGGTAAAGTTGTCTCCGGTAAGATTGATAGAGTAGCGCTCGATAGTTATATCGACGCTGCCATCGATTGCTTGATTGCACCTAATCCGGGACTTTCTGTCCGCGATGCGTTTTGCATCGTGGCGGATCGTCTTATGGTTAGATATAATCTAGCCAGTGGTCATTCGCTTATTGCGGATCACCGTTGTCTTACTCAGCACGACGAGACTCGTTTTAGAGTTTAGCCGTACTAGGTAAGGTCGATTTTATCGATCTTAGCTGCTTGAACTACTCCTTCCGAGGATAGACGAG